CCGACAGAATCAAGGCCAGCAAAGATCGACACTTTAACAACATAGACTTAAAGGTTTGGGACCGACTATCACTTCCTATTCCCATGGAGTCGAATAGTCTGCTGCTCAAGTGTGGCGACTTTCCTACACTTGCTGGCGCTGTTTGTATCTTAAAGGAAGCTGCCCAACAAATCAGGGAGGGTTCGGCTAATGTCTGACCTAATTCTCGGCCCAGTAATTATCACAAAATACTGTTGTGCTACCAACAACAAAGAGTCCCGTGTTTTGGCAACACACAAGAGAGATAACGATACAACTTGGCGCTGTTATCTTAGTGTTGACAATGCCTTAAGCAATGAAGAAAACCACTTAAAAGCTGCCGAAAAATTACTAGCAAGGTGGCCATACGAAAATAACCTCAAGATAGTTGGCAGGGGCCATGATGCTAGTAATTATTTCTTTCTTTGTCAGTCTGTCTAGCATTCATTCATTCATTCATTCATTCATTCATTCATTCATTCATTCAAGCCATGCAAGTCCAAAGCATCTCCCCTGCTAATTTTCTGGTTAATCTTGAGGCTAACAAGGATAAGCGTAAGGCAGAGATTTACGATGCTGCCATGGTGTTATTAAGAGCACAACATGACCTAGGGATAACAACTCTTAGCCTTGCTGCTGTTACTGACTTAAGCGAATTGTGCCGAAAGATCGAATTAGGTGAGAAAATATCAGGATCGCCCTTGCTAGAGTTTTAACCTTGCAAACTGTTAAGCATCCAAGATCCTACCATGCTAAGGCATGGTAGGATATGCAAGTACCAAAGCAAACAAGCACCATGTCACAAACATTCTCAGACTGGAACAATGTTCCTCAAACAATCGAGAGAAAGATTGCCAAGATGTGGCAAAAATGTGGTGCGGTATGTAGCGAAACTAGCACCGATAGCAACGGTAAGAAAGCAGAGGTGTATAGGCTAGGTTCCCATAAGGTAATAGATAACTTAGACTATCTTACCGATGCACAGAAAATAAAGTTATTCGAGATCGCAGCCAACCATGGCGGAGTTATCTTGCATAACTTGCTACATTCTTTATCTTTTGAGACTGAGGCTGTTAGGGTAACTGGCGACAATGAAATATACTACGTGCCAAGCATGATCGTAGGTACGTGGCCACACTGCGGACTCTTTGGCAGTATGGCTGATGATGGTAGCATCCACACCTAGCCAGCCACATTACTAACTGTTACGGGTCAGATGCAGAGCGTAGCATCTGACCCTAGGATAAGCAGGCAAGCAACCCACAGCAAGCATGCAAACTCAACACGCGACAGGCCAAACCGTCAAAAGCTCGGATCCTTGCAACTCTAGCCCTTGCGACCTAGCTTTCTTAACAGAAGAACAGCTAATAACGCAGACGCTTATTCATCAGGATAAGTTTAATTCTAATTGGATGATTTGTATGAACAATCATTACAGTTCGGGTGTCTATATTGATGCTGAGATCGCAATGAATAACGCCTATGCAATACTACAGAGAATATTAGATTATGTCTATGCTTATCGCTCTTCCAGCTTTTATGTTATGCTCAATAACTTGTGCGCTCCCAAAGCATAGCCTATCACTCTCCAATCCTTCCCATGGCACGCTCCGCTCTGTTCATTGGATTCTGCGCTTATTTAGTTACCGGAACTATCGCTATGTCGTTCCTTAGTTCTTTAGCTGACAAGTTCAAGGCTAAACAGTTTCCTATTACAACACAAATAGAATTGATTAAGTATAACTAGCGCTACCACTCTCCAATCGCTCCCCGGTTTGCTATGCTTACCGGGGGCAGGGTTGCGATTTTCGTGTAGCGGGGAGGGGGTGCCCATACCTCTCCCATCTCGCAGTGCCCGTATAAAAATATAACAACAATTCGCCCACAAACCGAACTGTTGCATGTTTTTCATTCTTCCCCAAACAATATACCCACATACAAAAATACGCCAGCGTACAAGCTAGCGTATAAGTAACCGGGGGTAAGGGTTGCGTTTATGGCCGGCAAGTAAGCATCCAGCTTTCGCCCCCTGCCATCCAGCGAGGATTCCAGTTTTTCCGGCTATAGTTTTGGCGATAGCCATTGTAATTGGCAGTGTAACCGCCTTGAATTAACTTAGCCTCACCGTTTGGATCGTTGTGAATCCAATGCGTAGCGGTGTAACCTACGATTACACTCCAGTGACCGCCGCCAATAGGATTGCTAACATTGCCTTGATGCAGCCAGCCTACGGCGATAGGCCGGCCAGCGTTAATTTCAGCTTCAAGATCGGCCAACTTGCCGTGTTTCGTAAAATTGACAGTTAAACCCAAGTGGTGAAGAGTCCCAAGTTGTGCCGTTACGTCCGTTGTGTCACCAAATTGCCGACGAATCCGGTTGTAAGCATCATCGTTGGCGATCTTGCCGTGAAACATGGCCAGCATGGCGCAGCTAGAGCTGAAGCACTCCCGGTAGCCACGGCCACTGGCGTTATCGTTTTGAGACTGCCACTTGACATCGAGAGGATTGGGAAACCTGGCAGCCGGTGGCCTGGGCGGAGTTGCGGTCATGGTCAGCTTCCAGCGTCAGCGGCCAGTCTATCACGCTCACGCCAAACAAGATCGTCTAATTCGTCCATCCACTCTTCTGGAATAGCTTGATCAGTAGCATTGCGCATGGTCATTGCCTGAAGAATGTCAGCAGTGCGCAGCCTATCAACTTCGCGCCGAGGCTTAAGGTCAACTGAAGGCTTTATATGCCCTGTGGCAGCAGGGTAAAACATCTCGGGGCCATCCCCTCCCTCCCATGGGCAAGGTATGACAGCTTCTCTCAAGGCGGTCTTTCCTGCTTGCCGGCCAGAAATAATAATCCGACGACGGTTTGTGTCAGGGTTTTGCGCAAAGCTGTGCAGCGCTTTTATTGTCTCGTTAAAATTGCGCACTGCATCTGGCGTGAGTTCCAAGGCCGTTTCCTGTTGATTACCCATCAATCATAGCACGATCATCGCAGCGTCAGCGTCTTGCGAGCAACAAGGTGCGTCACCCCTGCCGGATCAACGACAACAACGCCAGCCGTTGCAGAGGACGGTAACAGTTTGTAGGAATATGGCAATTTCCAGCCAATCTCGCCGTTGTGCCGGACCATCGTAAACTCGCGGGGGCGTTCCATGGCTCAATCATAGCTCATCCCTTGCCGGCAAGCAACGTGATAGAATGACACTGCAACAAAACGATCCGCGCATGACTCCGTTTTTCTGCCTGCTTTTGACAATTTACGTTCCAGAAACAAAACAGTTACGCCGTTGCGCTGTCGAATACGACCCGAATAGCCACCCAGACGGCGCGGATGTTATGGACTATTGGCAGGAACCGGAACACAAGGAAATTCTTTTGGCGCTGGCTTTTTGCGGGGAAACGCAAAACGACGAAGACTTCGTATTGGTTGACGTTCTCCTGATCGACTTAATTCTTACTAGGGATATGGCGCTGGAAAAGGTTGTGGTAGAATGACACTGCAACAATCAACGCATCATGGGCACTCTCGCTGACTGGCGGATCCACGAACGCTGCATGGCTGGCATGGTCACTCCGTATGATCCTGCGCTGGTCAACCCGGCATCGCTTGACTTGCGCTTGGGCAGCAACATTATGATCGAATCAGCGGAAAGCCCAGAGATGGTGCTAGTTTCAATCGCTAAATACACAGAGAAAAATCCTTATCTCATAGTGCCAGGACAATTCTTTTTGGCTGAAACTGAAGAGTTTTTTAACATTCCCAACGACTTGGAAGGCCAATTTATCCTTAAATCCTCTCGCGCGAGGAGTGGATTACAGCATTTGATGGCCGGTTTTTGCGATCCCGGCTGGCACGGCTCGCGCTTGACACTTGAGCTTAAAAATGTTCGCCAACTTTGGCCGATAGGCATTTATCCAGGCATGAAAATCGGGCAGATGAAGTTTTCTACGATGGATTCCGAGCCTACGTTCTCTTACGCCGTCACCGGCAGGTATAATAACGATGCAACCGTCACCGCATCAAAGGGCTGAAGTTATGACAAGCATCGAAGAAACACTGGAACAACGCGGCAAGCGTTACGGCAAGTTTACGGATCACGCTCAAGTCACGCAAGACCTAAAGCGAGTCGTCGCCGCCCACTTACAAGGAGGCCGCCCGCACATGGCAGCAGATCAATGGGAGGCGCTGGATATGATTTTCCACAAAATAGCTCGCATTGTCTGCGGCGATCCTAACTATGCCGATAGCTGGCACGATATTGCCGGTTACGCCAAGTTGGTGGAAGATCGGCTTAATGCTAATGGCGTCTTTGCCGTCGAGGAGCCGGCAGAGTTGGAATGGCCGCAGGAGGTGGTAATCAAAACAGTGGCTGGCCAAACTAAGCTTGCCAACGGATCGACTCGTATTGAGTTTGCCGATGGATCTTACGAAGAGCTGCCCCCATTAGAGGCCGTGCCCACCGAAGCCGCACCCATTTGCCCAAACTGCTCTTGCGCTGCCTGCGGCGCCATTGCTAGACTGCAAAACAATAGCGGCCTTAGACAAGCGATTGGCTTGTAACAATGGGCAAACGAACTAATCCAGAAAAGTGCGCAAATCCTAGCTGCGCATCTTCCCACCAAGTCATTATCGTAGAAACACGCATGACAGCGTGCGGCGGTCGCGCAAGACGGCGGCGCTGCGATCAATGCGGCCACCTGTGGTACACCGTGCAGCCACCTGAAGAGCAAGTCGAAAGCTGGCGGCTGATCTGGACGAAGAAAGGGCCAGTCACACTGGAGCCACCACCAGAATCGCCAGAAAAAGGCAAAATATAGAGAATTAGTAGACTCTGTGGGTAGTAACAGTACCCGATTCGCCTTTTGCAAGGTTAAATTTGCCTAGACACAAATAACCAAAGGCGTCGAAAGCATGATCAACGCCAAGTTTTTTGTTTGGCATTCTTGTTCCTTCGGCATAACCTAGTGTACGGAACGACTTTATTAGCTCCCGGCAACGTGGATGGATCTTGGTATGCACTTCCCCGTCTGCCGTGCGAAGCGCTGCGTTTACGGATCGAATCTTGTCAGCGGTGTTATAGGGCGCTTCAGGGGCAAAAACAGTAATGCCAGCCTTCCTAAGGATCTGGTGATCGCTAACGCCAACACCAGACGTTTGCTTTCTTTTGCCGGTCGGGTCAGGGCAAGCAATAATGCGGCGGCGAGTATCCGCGTCTTCGCTTGCCCAGCATTCGCCACCATATAGATCAATTAGCACGTCTGCCATGTCCCATGTATTGGCGCCCTTTAGGTTCAGTTCATTAAAAATTCGCAATTCTACAGCTCTGCCGTTTACCTTAATAATGTTTGCGCAAATAGCAGTAAGCGGATCGTTGTTAAAGTCCATTCCAACATATAGCGGCAACCTTGGATCGTCCTCAATCGTTGAGTCGATATTATCCATCGAAAAACACGACACCACAAGACCCGTATTTGATAGTATCTTTGCTTCGTACTCGCGCTCGAACACTTCAGGCGCCAGCGTTCTTCTAGCTTCCGCAATTTCGGCTGCTGGAATGTTGCCGCCTTGCAAGGATGTGTACTCATATAATGACCATTGCTTGGGATCGAGCCTTTCCAGGCCAGGATCGGCCATATCAGCATTTTTCAAAAGCAAGATTGTTTCGTAGAACCAACCTGCGGTGCCTTCAGGCGAGGGAGTGGTAGTAAAGAGCGCCCAGCCGTTGCGGTCAGAAAGTGCAGGGCGGATAACTGATCTCCATGTATATTCCGTCTGGAAAGCGCATTCGTCTAAATTTACCCCGCTTAATGCAGGACCGCGCAAAGCATCTGGATCTTCAGAGCCCTTAAGATAGATGCAAGATCCGTTAATCAAGTCTATTCTAAGGTTTGATTCGTTTTTCTTTCTTATCCAACGTTCGGGAATAATACTCTTGTAAGTATCCCAAGCGATCTCTTTTGCCATCCGATACGTTGGCGCAACATAATAGTAATTGCCCTTGCGCTCACTAGCGCCGCGCAGCATTTCGATTGCCCCCAGCACCGTCTTTCCACCACGCCGGCCAGCTAAGACAACACGAAAACGGCGTCGATCATTAAAAATCATCCCCTGCATTGGCCGCAGAGAAAGCCGGTTTTTGCCTACTACAATATCGCCACTTGGGCGAAGTCCCGTAGGGGCAGTAGCTGTCGCCATGGGGACTCGATCCATCCATCGACTGTAACCTGTGCATCCTGGCGCCGGCAGGCTAGGCTGACCGGAAACGCTTTGCCGCAATGAACCTAACAACCAGAGCAATATCACTGCCAAATTACATAGACGTAAATAGTCCATTTTTTATGGACGATACGGTTAAGCGAATGCGGCAAAAGTGGGAAATAATGCAGGCGGTTACTAAGGGAACTGAGTATTTACACGCAAATGGAGAAATTTACCTGCCGCGTGAACCAAGGGAACATCCAGATCCCAAGAACAAAACTATTGACCCGTGGAAAGCTCGCGTTAATCTTTCTGTTTTGGCGCCATTTACCAAGCGCTTAATTCATAACGCAGCCGGCATGGTTATGCGCAAAATGATTAAGCTGGAGGGCGGTGATCCTTATTGGGAAGAGGAATTTAGGAAAGATGTTGATGGTGACGGCACTTCGTTGGATTTGTTTGCCCTAAAGCGGCTCGAAGTTGCGCTTACCTATGGAATGTCGTCGATAATTGTTGACGCAGAAAGGCGCGAGGCGCGGTCTGCTGACGATCAAATCGAACCATTGCGCCCATACTTTGTGCCGGTTGATCCATGGCAGTATTTAGGCAGCCGGCGAGAAAGCGACGACCCTGGCGCAAAGCTAACGATGTTTCGCTATCAGGAAGAGCGTAAAGTTGCCAAAGGCGCCTACGGAGAGGAGTACGTTCTTATTGCTCGCGTTCTTATCCCTGGCGCCTACGAAGTGTTTGAGGCAAACAAGCCAACAGGCAGCATTGGGCTCACTGCTCTTGACTATGTTCCACTGGTAAACATTTACGCGGAAAAAGAAGGCTTTTTATGCGCCACTCCCCCGCTATCTGATGTTGCGCATCTAAACATTGCCCACTACCGGCGCTTGGCAGACCTTTTGCATTCGCTGCATATCGCTGCCATTGGTTTGCTGGTACTTGAGGATTACGATGGGGTGGAGGCAATTACGGGGCAAAACTATGCCATTAAAATGCCTCACCCATCTATAGCGTACTGGGTTAAGTGTGACGCCGGCTCCTTTGCGGCGCAAGCGGCTCTACTTGATCGCTTGGAGAATGAAATCTCGCATCTTGGCGTTACAAAGCTGCTAGGTCAGAAGCATGTAGCTGAAAGTGCCGACGCAAAGCGTATCGACCATCAGCAAGCCAACTGCGTGCTATCAGTGGCTGCAACTGAAACGCAAGCTGCGCTTAATGAAGCATTTAGAATGGCGGCAGAATACAGAGGCATAGAGCCACCTAGGGTTGTTATCGACAAAGACTTTGACTTCTATCGCCTGCTAGGCCAAGACGTGGCCGTGCTGGCTGACATAGAAACCAGTGGCCAAATTACGACTGAACTATTCCATCGCATCTTGGCCCAAGGCGAATGGATACCTGAGGACGTGGACCTAGTTGAGCTAGGCAAAGCCGTTAAAGAGTTGAAAAAAGAGGCAGAGCGTGTTATGCTTGAGCAGCAAAAAGCGCAGAACGCCAATGGTGCCGCAGGATCAGGACGCTCGCTCTCGCCTTCTGGCGCTGGTCGAACAGCAAGCGCTGGCAGTGCGTGAGGAGTGTATTTTCAGCTTTGAGGAAACTCACCTGAATATATCACTGGCGCCTGATTCTGGCGCCGAAAGATCCGAGCGCATTACTCGCTTGCGGAATGCCATGCAAAGGGCTGAGGTTATCCTTGAGTCCGGCACGGTAGAGGCGATGACTTCACAGGAGGTTCAGAAAGAGATTGACGCTTGGAGAAGTGAAAGATCGGAAAGCGCCATGGCATCTATCTTGCGTGGTCCTTTGGCCGCAGAAGTGAAGGCGGCTATGTCCAGCCCTTCCACGCCCTTGCGCGTTTACTACAAAGAAAGCCCCTGAACCGCTACACGCAGCAGTTCAGGGGCTTTCAGTTGGGCGCTGTGGTCAGAAGCCTGCCTGGCGCTGAACTGCTTTAGTGGCTCGGATCATCTCAGGATTGATCATCGGCTGCTTTAGTACCTTGGTCGTGCATTGGCCGTCTTCGTCAACAGACTTTTCGAGCACCATGCCGGACATGTCGATCCTCTCAACTGCAGGGCCGGCCTGCTTGTCTTCGCTTGCCGGCGAGTTTTCGGAAAGCGATTGAAGCCGCGCTATTTCCGCCTTAAGTTGCGCGATCTCGCCGGCAGAGTCAAGCGCAGTGGCCACGGGCGCAGCGGGAACAGCGGTGGGGGCGCTGGGCTTAGCCGAGGCGGCAGGGGCTGGGGCGGTAGTTGCCATGGTGCAATGAATCGGTTACGCGCTACAGTATAGCGCATCCACCAATCAAGTCATGGAACTCACCGCTGAACAAATTGCAGAATTGCAACGCAAGGCCGCAGAAGCCGAAGACCTCAAACAGCAACTGGCGGCTTTGAATGGCAACAAAGATACAATCTTAACTGAAAAGAAAAAAGTAGCCGACGAACTTAAGGAGCTGAGAGACAAGGAAGCAGAGCGCCAAAGGAAAGAGATGGAGCAAAAGGGCGAGTTTCAGGAGCTGCTAAAACAGGCAAACGAAAACATTGAAGCGCTAAGAAAAGAAAACGAAGAAAAGGACAAGGCCATTTTAGAAGCAGATACTAAGCGCGTCGAGGATCGCAAGCGAACCGATTTTCTTGCTGTTTTCAATGCTGCTGAAGTCTTCCATCCTGAGCACGCATGGGCATTGCTACATTCTCTTGTTCAAGACAAGAACGGCAAAACTATTGCGGTTATTGACGGCTTAGAAGTTGCTATCACCGATCTGGCCGGCAAGCTCCGCAAAAAGGATGGGTATGCCTATCTGTTCAGACCCCAAGGCGGTGGCGGTGGCATGGGCTCCAGGCCGGCCACGGGCGCCTCTGGCGCTACCGGCGGCGCTGCGGTCGCCAATCCGTGGCTGCCGGGTGGAAGTGTCACTGCGCGGGTTGGCATACAGGTCGAAGATCCCGATTTAGCTGCTAGGCTGAAAACTGAAGCGGAGGCTATCATCGCCTCTCGCGGCCAGGGGTGAAGCTGTGCCGAGCCCTGGGCAAAAGCATCGACGGCTGTGCGGTCATGCCGACTAAACAACCTCTGCTTTTCCTCCAGTGTTCCTTGGTAACCTGGGCGGTACTTTTGCCGGCGATGTAACAAGCCTTACGCGGCTTGCTACTTCTGGCGAATTTGCCGCCTACCTTCAAGAAGAGATTTTTAACAAGTCCATGATGGTTCGCTCTGGCATTTTGGCCAGAAGCAACCAGCTCCTCACCTCCGCTATCGGCGTTCGGGTCGAAGCGCCGTTTTTCCGACCGATTGACCCGGTGGAAGAGAGGATGGATTCTGGCCGTGAGTGGGGCGATTCTGGCGAAGGGCACTTTAGTTTTCAGGGCATCACCAGCGCCACTCAGTACGCCACCATCACCCACCGGGGCTTTGCCTACGCTGTTGACAAGCTCTCGAAGCTGGCCAGCGGCGAAGACCCCTTGCTAGTGCTTGGAAGTCAACTTGAGCCGGCGCTTAACAAGATCAAGACCCGTAAGCTGATTGCTCAGCTTGAGGGCCTACTTGGCACTGGCGGCCCGCTTAATGCCACCAATAACGTAAATAAGTCTGTCACCACTGGCTCTACCATCGCCAACTGGATGACGGCTGAAAACGTTATCGAAGCTCGTTACAAGCTGGGTGAGCGGCAGTCTGAGATCACTACTCTGTTCTGTCACTCTCTTGTTCAAGCCTATCTTGAGCAAGTAGGCTTCTTGACCTATGATGCTGACCGCAGGGGCATTAATACGCGCTTGCTGATTGGTAGCGCTTTTAACGTTAAGGTCGTGGTTGATGACCAACTTCCGATCATTGGCACCAGCGGCCAACAGCGGCAGTTTGTTAGCTACCTCTGCGGTGATGGCGTCATGCTTGAGGGTGAACAGACCCCCCTTGAGATCGAGACGGTTCGCAATGCACCGTCCAAGCAAGATGGCATTATTGTGGACTACCATCACAGCTTCCACGTTCCTGGCACTACCTTGTCTGGTACTGCTGTTGACAACCCAACCAACGCTCAGCTAGCTACCGGCTCTCAGCACGCGCTTGCTTACAACGATGCGCGACTGATCCCGCTGGTCCGGTTGGTGACAAACAGCCCCTACGGTGGTACGATCTGATCGGTTGACTCCGAGTTGGATTCCAGCCCCCAGGAGGTGACACTCCTGGGGGCTTTTTCATGGCCCGACCTGGGCTATGATCGAGGCTGGCCCTGTACCGTCTCCCGATGGCGCTCTTTAGTTTCTACGAATATCGCAAGCCTTTCACGGTCGCCACTCTGCCCGCAAACCCCAGGACAGGCACAACCGTCAGGGTCAGCAATCTCACTTCCCCCACCGTAGGCGCTGCTCCCGTGGCCGGCGGCGCCGCCAACGCGCTCTGCTGGTATAACGGCTCTGCCTGGCGTGTGTACGCAGTGTGAACGCTTCCTGGTGGCCTTGGCATCGCCTGGCCGATCCCTATTACTACTCCAGCGCCAATGGCGAGCGTGCCTGCAACTGCACGCCCCCGGCGCTGGTCACGGTGGAGCAGGCCGATACCTACATGGGGGCCACGCTCAAGGCGACTGCCTGGACCGCGCTCAACGCAACGCAGAAGGCGCAAGCCCTTAACTCTGCTCAAGCTGCGCTGCGTACATTGCGCTGGTGTACTGATGAGGCGACTTGCTGCGGCAACAGTCTAACAGCGGGCTACCTTGCTGCCGCTTCAGAACTTGCGTTGGTACTTTTTAACAACAGTACCGCAGTCATTGGCGCCTCTAGTCAACTGCCGGCACCAGTAGTTAAACGAGAAGAGTTCGACGTATTCGAGCAGGAATACTTTGATCCTAACACCATAGCACAGGTACTGCCAAAAGACAAGCGTGTTGGCAGTTATTCGCCCACCGTGCTACGGCTTTACCCGTGGCTACTGGACTTAATCGGCTGTTGGGTTGACCGGCAAAACGAAAGCTCTGTTCGCATTCTTCGAGGCTAAATGAACGCTCCGCAAGATGCCTGGGCAAAGCCGTTGTCAAAACGGATGATAGACAAGTATAGATCCCAGTCGCTTACATACATTAAAGTAACTTCTGGTGTTTACAATGAAACGTTAGGCACAGTTGCAATTACTGAAACAAGGTTTACCGCTGCCGGTGCTGTAACGCGCTCTAAAAAGTCAGAACGCAACGGAGTCGGGCAAGGCAACGAAGTCAGCGTATGGGTTGACCATGACACGGTGCCTTGGCCTATCAGTTCCAATGACAGACTCGAATACTTGGGGCGCAAGTGGAAGGTAACAGAAGTCGAAAGCTATGGTAGTGGTATTGACGGCGTTATCGTCGGACCAATCTACCTGACGACGCTAGACGGCAAAATGATTACTACACTGGGCGGCAAAGCCATTGTCATACAAGGCTCTGAAGACGAAAGACCAACTTTTGCAATGTACGCAAGCAAAATAACGGCGAGGGCGGAATAATGGTAAGGCGACGCAAACCAACGAAGAAAGGCAAAGGCTTCGGCCTTGAGAAAATGTCTGACGAGATTAGGGACGCTGCATTTACTGCATTGCGCAATGCCGCCAAGGAAGTAGTAAACGATCTTGCTGCTATTAGCCCAGCTTGGGGCGGCAAGTTCAGGGAAAGTTGGTACGTCGAAACCGCCGATGGCAAAAGAGGCGCAAGGCCAGGCGGCAAAGATGGTAAGTACAATCTTTTTAACATCCCCTTGCTTAAGACCCAAGGCCGTAACGCAAAGGGCCAGTTTACATCTTCCCTGCCAGCAAGCGGAAGCAAGGTTGAGCTGCTTATCGGCAATTCTTCTCCTTATGCGCAGGAGGCAATGGATCTTATCCCTGGCAAGTTTATACGGCAAGAAGAAGATCCAATCAAAACGCCAGTTGCCATAGGCAGAAGAGTCGGCAAGTACCGGGGCGATGTTGAGAAAATGTCAACAGAAGAGATACTGGAACGAGGCAAGCGGCCAGCAATGTCAACAGCAGAAAAGGACTGGTATGACACTTACATGGGAGGCGGCAAATTTAAGGATGCTATTAAAAAGGGCGCAAAAGCCGGCTTCCTTATTCCTGTAAACAAAAAATGACAGTCCCCCTACAGCAAATTCGTGGCATCTATGAACGCATTGTAATTGATGCCGCCAGTCCGGTGCGTGTTTATGTTGAGAATCAACTTGCTACTGAGTTTGCAGATGATGATGAATACTGCCTTGTTCGTGTCAACTTTGGACTGATGCAAGAGCAAGCCATTGGCGCCCAGGCTTCGTGGCACATTCGAGGCTCCCTGGTGTGCGAAATCTTCACTCGCAAAAGCATTGGCCCTGGCCGTGGCTTGGTCATCGCCGGCCCCGTGATCGACGCGCTATCGGCCCTGAACGGCTCGATCCCGCCACCAACCCAGCAGATCATCGCTCGCGTCGGCACGCTCACAGGGCCGACCCAGGCGCAGCTACAGGACAGGGCGCATCACTTCACACGGTTCTCTATGCCCTTCATGGCTCGCCACAGGGAGTAGACTGGCGGCTAAAGCACTCACCGGCCACGGGTCGGACATCCTATGCCCGTCGCTAATTGCGGCCCTGTCAGCGTTCTTACCGGCCAAGATGGCATGATCGCCATGAAGCCCCCTGGCACCCTGGCTTGCCTGCTTGACAAAACTGATTTCCCTGCTCCCGTTGCTCCTGCTACCACTTCAGTTCTTCCTATTCCTGCTAACTCTGATTTTCGTGTTGGTGATCCTGTAACTTTCACGGAAAAAGGAACCGCTAACCTTGATGCTGCCATCACTGATGGAACAGTTTATTACATCAAGACCCGTCCCACTTCCACGTCTTGCACTATCTCTGCCACTCTTGGCGGCGCCGCGCTTGCTTTTACCGGCAACGGTGGCGCTGGCGGCGCGAACACTCCAGGCGAAGGCAACCACATCGAGATGAGCTTTGCCACGGCTTATGCCATGTGCGAAGTGCCATCTGTTGACCTTACCCTTACTAGGGGCGAGATTGATATTACCTCTCTTCCTTGCAAGCCTGGCTCTGGCACTGGCCCTAAACTTGCTCGATTCCGCAGGTATCAGGCCGGTTTTGCAGATGGCAATGGCACCTTGACTGTGCGCCTTACTGAGGATCGTCTTGCTTTCACCAATCGTATTATTCAAGGTACGATGTTTAACGATCAAAACGGTGCCCAGTTGAAAGCGTACTTTAGTGCCGTCGCTACTACTGGCAACCCGAACATGGTTGACGATGCTGCTTCGCTGCCATGCATCTTCCCCATCGTCCTGCTTGGCCTTAGCGGCGCTATCTCGCAAGATGATAGCCCGACTGAGATTTCGATTAACTATCGAATCTCGGACACCCCCACCAACCTTTTTGGCTTGACTGACTTCTGATCGTTTGCGGATCGTCACACAGCGGGGCTCTGGCCCCGCTTTTTTGTGCCTTGGCCCGGTGCTATGATTCCCTCGTTGCAACATCCTTCCCATGGCCAAAAACGTCAAAGAACTGCTCAAGGCAACTCGCCAGCGCCGCAAAGTGGAGATCACGCTAAGCACTGGCGCATCGTTTGACATGTATTGGTGGCCCCTTACCGATGCAGAGGACGAAACAATCAGGGAAGCAGTTAGGAATGACAGGAATACCAATGCCTATGGCTTGAGCGTGCTTATTAAGCGTGCTGAGTACGAAGATGGCACAAAGATGTTCGACCCTGTTGCCGATAAAGGCGTAATGCGCCAGGAATATGCCAAGGCAGACTTGACCAATATGATGGTTGCAATTCTCGATAACGGAGGTATGCTAGCGGGCGAAGACTCCAAAAGCGATCAAGGAGGCGATAAAAAAGGATTCGGCCCTGATGCTTAGACTTGCGTTATGCAAGGAGCTGGGAATGACACCTTCTCAGCTCGCAAACAACGCAAGTCAGGATGACATAATTATGCTTGCTGCATATTTTGAAATCCTGGCCGATCAGATACCAGCCGTCCCACAGGCCAGCCAACCCAGGAGGCGCTAGGGTGGGACACTGGCGCCGGGACGGGAAGTGGCTGACTATCGGGGGCTAATCAGTGTTGGCGTACAAGGCCTTGGCGAGATTCGCCAACTTAACGCAGCGCTTGAAAGAGCTAACCAGCTATACGGCAACCTTGAAAGCGCACAGCTTAACGTAGGCCAGATTGCGCAATCTGCCACTCGCAACGTCAACAGAGCCGCTGGTCGCAGGGCGCAAGCAGGGCGCGATCTTTCTAGCGCCAGTCGCACTGTCGGAAACGTGGCAATGCGCCGCGATCCTGATACTGGGCGCTTTGTTGCCGGCGGGCCAAACGCTACGGCGCGAAGACTGGCAAACTCTCAACTACGGCTTGCCCAGCGTGACGTAAGGGAGTCGGATCGAGCCTTAAGAGAAGAACTGCAAAACCGCCGCTTAGTTACCGCTGCCGAGCGTAGATACGCAAAAGCGCTCAATCGTACTAGCAATATCCAGGAAAACATACAGCGCAGGGGCGTAGACGCAGCCACTCAGGTAGCAAGCGCTTCGGCAGGTATTGGTAACGCAAGTCGTGGCAATTATCTTACCAATTTATACCAAGGCCGGCAACGGGAATTTGCGAGGGGCGGCGCTGGTATGGGCCTAAGCCCAGAGCTGCAACAGCAAGCCCGTAACGTCCGTGGCGCCTGGGATCTAGCGACTGCTGGCGGCAGAGAAAATCTGCAACTGATGCAGCGAATCGCCACCGAAATGGCGGGCTTATTGCGCCAGCAAAACGAGCTAAACCGTGGTCGCACTGGACGATCTACCGGCTTCGAAACGGGTAGACGCGGCCAGGAAAGGATCACCGCCCTGTCTGCGATGCCGGGAGCGGACCCAGCGCGAATTAGAAGGCTTCGCTCGCAAGCGACAGATGTAATTTCCGCCAGCAATACGGGCGATATTGCAGGCTCACGCGCAGCAACGTTGCGCATGAATGCTTCGATTGGCAGGTATACACGCGAACTAAATGCGGCAGCGGCAAGTTTACGAGCTGCAATGAGTCGTGGCGGGCCAAGTCTGCCCATTCGTGGCGGCGCTCAGGTGGCCGGTTCCCCTGCCTACATGGATCGACTGGCGCGACTTGGCGGCCCAAGAGAAAGCATCAGAGGCAGAAAGAATTTAGAAGGTTCGCCGGCCTACATTGAAGAACAGTCTCGGCAATTACAGCGAGCCATAAACGCAGGCGGGCCAAGGGAAAGCATTAGAGGCAGGAAGAATCTTGGCGGTTCTCCTGCTGCTGTTACGGAAGGCACTAGAAGGCTCAATGCCGCCAGAAAGGCTGCTGAAAACGCTGCCGCGAAAAGGGTTGCGATTCAGGCGACACTAGAAGGCAGGGCGTTTGATGACAGGCTAAAAGAATCAGACAGTCTGGCAAGGAAAGAAATTAACCAGATCAAGACAGAAGGCAAAGAGGCTGGAAAGACCTTTGGCCAGCGTTTGCAAAATCGTGTCAAAGCAAGACGACTAGAGGCCAAAGGCCAGAAAGACCTTAGCGCTGCTACTCAGGCGGCCCAGGGCGCAACCGCAAAGGCGATTACAACTCAGGCGACACTAGAAGGCAGGGCATTTGATGACAACCTAAAAGAATCAAATACACTTGCAAAGCAGGAAATAAAGCGAGCGAAAGCAGACAATAGGGATGCCGGCAGGGACTTCAGCCAGCGCTTACAGAATCGCGCCAAAACAAAACAGCTAGAGGCTAAGGGACTGGAAAACCTTAGCGCTGCTACGAGAAGTGCGCAAAGCGCAAGCACAAGCGCAGCCGTAACACAAGCAGGAATAAACGCTAAACCGTTCGACGACAGGCTAAAAGCGTCTGCCGAAGCCACAAGGAAAGAAGCGAAACAATTTGACACGCAAAACAAAGAGGCCGGGAGAACCTTTGAACGGCGCCTGCAAAATCGCGTTGATGCCGGCAAGAATCTTAGCGCTGCTACTCAAGCGGCTCAAGTCGCCGCTACAAAAACAGCCGCAGTCCAGGCAGCTTTAGACGATAAAACGTTCAAAAATAAACTGGACAAAATAAATCAACTTGCCAAAGCAGAGCTAAAACAAATCAAGGACAGTGATAAAGCTGACTTAAAAGCCTTTGACGATAGACTAAAAAATCGTACAGCCAAGAAAAAGCAAGACAAGCAAAACGCCTTCTTCCAGGGCGATGCACGGAGCGCAATCGGTGACGCGCTGATCGGTGGCGCCTTCCCGGCGCTGTTCGGCCAGGGCCTTGGCGCATCGGCGGGCGGTGCCCTGGGCGGGGGGCTAGGCGGCGCCCTGGGCGGCTCGTTTGGCTTCGGTCTGAGCCTTGTCGGCACAGCGGTAGGCCAGGTCATTGATACAACCGCAAAAAATCTTACCGATCTCGCCAGCGCACTTAAAACTCCAGGCGACACGATGGAAGCGCTTGCTAAAAGCGGCTTCCATGTTAGCAATAGTCTGAAGTTTCAAGTTCAGCAACTCGAATCAGTTGGGCGTGCTTATGACGCGCAGACGCTGGTACTTCAAGAGGTCGAAAAGCGTCTTGGCCCTGGATCGGTGCGCCAGCTTAACGCACTTGAGTCAGAGCAGCGGCGATTACAGGAGCAATGGTCTTCGATTGCCGGCACACTGCAATCTGAGTTATTGCCTGCGCTTGTTGGCTTTACCGGTGTAATTGCCGACACCATTAACGTAGCGCGTGGCATTAACACCCTGCCAGGCGCCAAACAGATTGGATCTGCTCTTAGGGGCCAGGGGATTGGCGGCGCCATATTAACGGCGGCCAACCCACTTGGCGGCGCTACTTCTTTGTTCGACAAGCTACAGCGGCGCGGCAAGGCGGTTGCGGCGGGACCGGCGGGCAACAGGCAGGCCGCAAAACCTCAGGACGAATTTGCTGCCGGAACAGCGCGAGTCCAAGAATCGCGTAAACTTGCAGATCAAATACAGTCGGCTTACCGTGAAGCGTTCAGCCTGCAACGGCAAGCGCATGACTTGCAACGCGATGGCGCGAAGCTAAATAAAGACATTGCTGATTACAGTTACAAAAAAGAACGTGAGATATTTGACTTGCGCCAGCAAGCGGCAGAGAAGCAGATTGAGAATAATCGCGCCAGGGCACAAAACCGCATCGAAAGTAGCGATCTGAATGCTCGCCAAACGTTTGCGGCGGCTGTTGGCTTTGAACAGCAACTGCTAGCAAATGTGCGCGAAGTAGTGCGCTCCAGAAAAGAAGGCGAAGCTGATATTGAACAGTCAAGAAACAGGCTTGAGCTTGCGATGGCGAAGCTCAATCGTGATGTTGAGGATTACAAGCGCACAAATGCACGCGAAATAGAAGACATTGAGCAACGCAAACTCTCCTATGTGCGCTCAGTAGAAGATTACAAAATGAAAGTTGCGGATCATGTCCGTGATCGCGCAAGAGAAGCCGCTGATTTAATGCGCCAGGCAATGACACTGCCTGGTATGGGCACTACTGCTGCGCCTGGCGGGTCTACCCGTACCGGCGTGGTAGGAGGTGTTGGCAATATGCTGCCTGGCACCAAGGGCGGGCCAAACATAAATGAAGGCGTAGGCTATGGGCGCGGTCGTTTACATGCTGGGCGCGACCTTGGGCTTGATGTTGGCGACCCAATCCATGCCCGTCGCGCAGGCACGGTAACGCAGTCTTACCCAAGCGGATTCGGCAAGGTTGGAGGGGCTGTAGTTATTAGGTATGACGATGGAATGCAAGGCACTTACGGCCACACCACGCCAGGCGTAAGGCAAGGTCAAAAGGTAGAGGCTGGGCAAAGAATCGCCACTGTAACTACAGATCCTAACCCCAGAAACACCCATTTACACTATGAGCTACGCGATCAATTAGGCAAACTCTTAGAACCCCTAGCATACGTGCTGGCGAGCATCAAGGCTCCAGCGGGAGCGGCCAGTAACATCCAAGGTCAAGCCGCAACACAAATTAGCAACATTCCCGGCCCTAAGTTCAGTCCGGTCCCCATTGGCCCTACCCCTTCTATTGCGCCGGTCAATGCCGCTAACTTGGCGGCACGGCTACAACTTGCCGGCGGAGAAAAAGAAGCGCAACAAATCCTGGAAGAGCAAAATAAGCTCAAACAAAAGGGTATCGAACTTGGCCAGATTGAGCAAATACTGCAAGCCAGCCAACTGCCGCAACTTAAGCAACAAGAGGACACCTTAAAACAGCAGATTGAAGCAAGGCAAAAGATTCTTGACCTTAGCGATAGCGCTGCCTCAGTTGCTGACATTGAAGCGGAAAGCAGGGCGCGAATCACGCAGCTTGAGCTAGACCGCAGCAATGCACTGGCAAAAATCAAGAAACAGTATGGCGATGATCCCGCGCTTACGGGAATGGTCAACAAGCGGGCTGACCTTGCTGTTGGCGTTGCCAAGAATGAAGAAAAGCAGCGCCGCATAAATCTCGACCTTAACAATAAGCTGCAAAATCAAGAACGGGCTCGCTCTGCCATCCTGCAGTTACAGGAAACACTAGCAACCGGCAAAGCGGAAGCTGCTGCACTGGAACGCGGCAAATTACAGGCGAGCAATGTCGAATTGCTTAAGGCTTCTGAGCTTTATCAGCTTGCAAGTGAAGCTGAAAAGACTAAGCTAGCCTTGCTTACAGCGCAAACCGAAGAGCTTGGCAAGCAAAATGAGTTCCGCAAGCGTATTAACGAAATCAGAAACGAAGCCCGTTTCACTGGCGCCGGCCTGCGTGCAGGGATGATCGGAGCGCCAGCACGGGCTTTTGAGGAAGAGATGAAGCGCTCTGGCAATATCGACCGGGCCACTGGCCTGGCCAACGAAACCAAGCTGCTCGAAAATCAGCAACTTGTTTGGGGCAACCTTGAGAAGAATATCGTTGCTACGTCTGACGCTATCTCCGGCGCATTAACAAATGGCTTGGCAAGCATTGTTGACGGCTCCAGGGAGATCGAAGACGTAGGGCGCGATATGCTAAAAGCTATCTCTAGCAGCTTTGCCGATTCAGCGCAACAACAGCTAACCACGCTGCTACAGCGTCAAATGGGCGGACTATTCCAGGCCATAGCGTCTCAGGGGCTGCTCTCCGGCCTTGGCGGCGCTGGAGCTGGCGGGCTGGGCGGCGGCCTTGGCGCGGCGCTTTCCGGCTCCCTCGGCAACATCGGATCGGCATTTTCGGCCCCCACCTTCGGGGGCTTCATGGCCAAGGGCGGGATTACCAAGCCTGGCGAGGTTTATGTTACGGGCGAGAAAGAGCCAGAGTTCTTCTTTCCTGGCGTCACTGGCCGGGTTGTCCCACGTTCTGACATGCAAAAAGCAGAAGCATTGCGCAATAGTGGAAGCGAATCGGACTCTCTTGACATTAGCTATACTGTCAGGGAAGAAAGGGGAGAGCGTTACGTTACGGAAGATCAGCTACGCAAGAGTAATGCTATGGTTGAAAGGCGAGCATTCGCCAAGACCATTAACGGCATGAAGAACAATGGCGCTCTCCGTGATTCAATCAACATATAATGATCGACGTAACTCATTACATCGAGTTCCTTGACGCTACTGGCGCTGCGTTGCCGTTACCGTTACGCTATCAACCTTTCTTTATTGGAGAGAATAGAACGTTTAACGGACTGGAGTATAAGTTTAGCCCTTACAGTATTGCCGGCGACCTGTCAACTGATGGCAACGAAAGCGGAGACTATGAGTTAATTGCGCCAGCAAACATTATCTCAACTGCAAAGCTATGGCAAGCGTCTGAGGATTTATTGCTTGCCAAGATTTCGACCGTGCTACTTGTCGGCACGCCACCATCTAGCGTAAACGGATACCCGACATGGAACGAGTTGAACTTTCTAAGCTCAACCATTTGCGTTTGCGATACCTTTAGTTATGTCGATGCTGTGCCAGGAGAAGAAGAAGCATTCTCTGTTGTTACCTTAAAACTTGGCAATCCGCTTAATTTTGTCACGGGGACCGCGCCAACCCGTAGACTCACGGCGGCCCAGGTTGGGCCACTGCCATCTAGCGGAGGGATTTCGTTTTGACATTTTGGCGCAAATGGTCTGGCTTGCCCTGGCAACTCGGCGCAGACCCAAGGGACGGTCGGGGAGCCTGCTGCTTCAGGACTGCCCAGGCGGTACGTCAGGAGCTGGGAATGTCCTGGCCGGCAGATCGTATGCGGAGCTGGTACACGGCGGCTGAGCGGGGGCACTGGAGGGAGCTGGACGAAGACTGGACCGAGCTGACCGAACCTATCGAGAAGCCTGAGGCCGGCGCCCTGATCCGCTTCGACCGGGGAGACGGCTCCTTTGGCATCGGCGTGTTACCCGACGAGAACACATTTATTACTGTCAGGCATTATGGCTGCTTAATTGCCGGTCCTGTCAACGCTTGCGGCTCACTTAAACTTTTTCGCTTACTGTGATTAAGTTACTCCCTTACGAAAAGCGTCTTGCTCAAATTCTGGGCGTATCGGAGGATGCGTACCGGGAATGGAAGGCGATTACGCTAAGGGAGTCAGTAGAACGGCCCGCTGCTGCTGAAGGGCCAGTATGCGGGCCATTGGTTCCTGTACTTGTTAATTTAGCGATCTCAGTTGGCGTATCGCTACTGTCTTCGCTGCTGTTCCCGGCGCGGCAACAATCGAGAATCACTACCACCAGAAAAAGCGGTACTCCAACAACTAACAACCAACGATCTTCGCCGCGCTTCGGGTTCGACTCGATGCAGGAACCCGCCAGGATCGGGCAATTTGTTCCCGTAGTAATTGCCAAACGCGAAAACAACCTTGGCGGCGTTCGTGTCGCAATGCCGTTGCTTTGGTCGCAGATGCTGGCCAACAACGGATCAGTAATGTTTCGTGGTATTTTTCTTGGCGGCACCGCTGGAATGCCGGCAGATGCTTGGGATCAAAGAGGCTGGGCGTTTGGTAACAACACACTTGGCGCTTACGCATACACCGGCACAGCGTTAAGTCAGGGAGCGCGATATTCCATATATTTTGCGCCTAACGGTGGGCGGATTAACTCAACCCAACTCATCGCCGGCAGAAGTGCAAGCAGAGATCCTGGCAACTCGCAAAACAGTGGCGGCCAAGATGTATTTGCGCTTGAAACCACAAGCGGTCAATACAAGACAGCATTTTGCATGAGCGAAACGCCGTCAACAAGTACATCGTTTGGCTTGTACGGCTGGTGCCCTAACGCAATGATGCACAGGCAACCAGTAACAATACAGCCAACCATCGCAGCAAGGATTGACGATGACGACAAGGTACGCACCGATGACGATGCAGCGGCCTTGGTAGAGATATGGAAAGGTAAATTCTATTGGTCAATGCGAAGCGGGTTGCGCAAGCGCAAGGCCAGTGGTTCTTCGACGTGGACAACTCCTGCGACCGGCGACTATCAAATCGTTACGCAAAGCGTTGCTGTTGGCGATTCGTTGCTTTACGCAATCAATGGCACTACTGATGCTAAGACAAAGATCCGATTTAATACCACCAATTCACGGGTCATAGATAATGATGCAGAGTCCGAAGCGGAAATGGGCGGCGTTGCGGCTGCTGTTGCCGGCGTACAAAACTCGGCAGATTCTGCCTTGGTCCCCAATGAACTTTACAGGATAGGCAGTTGCTGGGCAATACTCGAAGAAAGAATATCGGAAAGCCCTAGTGAGTCGATCTTTATTAGCGACTCAGAGCAGGAGCCTGTTGGCGATGGCAACAGCATGGAATATATCTTTACGGTAGTACAGGCCGGAAGCGTGCAATTCATTGGTCCTAAGTTTCTGTTTCCAGATGAATCCGGCACTACGATTCTGCCGCCAGAGTACAACCCAAGCAGTGATCTTGCCAACCTGCAAAGCGGTACTCAAGGCCGTTACAGGCTATGCTCTCAAGCTGCGCAAGTCTTTCGCATGGCAATAGCATCATTTAGCGCAGTGAGAGAGTTTAGGGTTTGCGAAATTATCATTAAGTCAAGAGTTGGCATAACCGTAAATGGTATAACGGGTTTCAGGTCATGCCCAAAAGTGCAGACCATCAACAGTCGCGCAGGCCAAAACCAAGTTGGCAAGACAGCGAATGGCGTTATATCAGTTTCTCGCTACGATAGCGGCGGAGATTCTATCACTACAAAGACACGTCGCTATAGCTGTTTCAACTTGCAATACAGCCTGGACCGTGGCGCAACATGGACGCAGTTCCCTGACGTTTTTGCAGTCGCCGGCATCAGCGGTGAAGAGATCCACAACTACTTAAGAATCGTTCTTCCATCTAACAAGCGATGGACGATTAGAACTGTGCCGGTTTCTAGTTGGGAAGTTCGCCAAAGTGCTATTACTCGAATCCTGGTGCTCGATACCAACAGCGGCGAAGAGGTGGAGTCTGCTGCTGCCGGCGTCACCGTAATATCAACTGGCTACATCATAAACCCAACAAATAGCAAGAACCGCAAAATCTCACAGCTTGAGCCTAAGTTTGACATTGGCCTTGGCTGGGCCGACCCTGAGTACGAATCCATGATCGGCGGTTACGCTAGGTTCGATGAAGCATTCCCGTACGAAAATATCCAATCAAGCGTAAGCAATAGCCCAGAGCATCAAATCACGCAAATAAATTACTATGGCGATCTCGACATGACGCCATCTTATGAATCTCTGGCGCCTGTAGGCGTGAACATCTCAGCATCGCTTGAGTTCAACAGTCTTTCAGGTTTTAGCGGCTTTTGCAATAACGGCCATCAAATGCCTAGGCTATTAAACAACGACACAGAAGGGTCAAGCCATCTATGGCCAGACTGGTTACGCGAAGTAATGACCAATCCAGGGCTAGGCGCCTTCCCTCGCACGCAACTGGCGCAAATTGACAGGCCAAGTTTTCAGGAGGCGGCGCAATGGTGCCAGGACCGTGGCTACTTTTACGATAAAGTCGAAGATGAACCGCTAAACATTTTGAGCTGGGCGTCAGAGATTGCATTAGCGCATCTGCTCAAGCTGGTTCGACTTGGCGGCGTTTACTATCTTAAAAAAGCGATTGAGTTTGATGCGCCGCTTAAAGTAGAAGCGCAATTTAACAACGGCAACATCGAAGAGGGATCTTTCAGGCTAAACACTATTGACTATGCAACAAGGCAGCCGTTTATAGTACAAGTCAAATGGAGAGAAGAATCAACAGGAACAGAGTCGCCGCTGTTCGCCCGCGAGCGCGTGGCGATGGTGAGAGAAGCGAGTACCAGCGTAAATGCTCCAGTCAAAGAACTTGACTTATCGGAGTGGTGTACTAACTACAGGCAAGCTATTGATGCTGCGTGCTACTACATTCGATTCGTAACCATACACGATCATCAAATTAGCTTTACAACATCGCCAGACGTACTAGCGGCGCAACTGCGCTCTAGCGGTTTCTTCATAATGGACTTTGACGCTGTTAGCTATAGCACTTCTTTCCAGGGCTTTATACAGAGAGACGGAACCATCGTCACCATTCGCCCATGGCTTCTGCCGGCAGCAGACGGCTATTATGATGCGATCACTTGGGACATGAGTAACGACCCGCAGGAAGAGCAGATCGTTGTGCTCGACGGCCTTGCTTCACCAACGGAGCGCTTCTTTGCGATAAGAAACGCTACCACAAAACCCCGCGTCTACGAAATAAAGAAAGTGAATATCGACGGCGAAGGAGTCATCACCATTGAAGCGTTCCACCATCCCACCGATGCAAACGGTTATAGTCTGCTTGGGGCAAACTGGACTACATACGAGACTGACGCAAATTGGGTGATTGAGCTATGAACATCATTAACGCATTGCCAGGTATTGTGCCTACAGCGCGTTCCTTTGCGATGGGCCAATGGCCGCAAAAGCGTGTCAAGATGCGCAATGGCCGAACAGTGCGATGGGCGCTTTGCAATCAGCCGTCTGGCGATACAATGGATCTTGCATGGGAAAACATAACTTACGCGCAGGCAGAGCAAATCTGCATAGTGTGGGATAATAACTACGGGATCTACGGCTCTCTCTCTCTGATACCTTCAATCAATCTGACGCCAGAGATTCTGGCCGGCACAAGTGGAGGGCTAAATAGCCTTTTGACGCTACCCTTTCCTGGCGCAACGTGGCATTTTGCGGGCTCGCCGCAGGTTGTCGCTGCCAAGGCGGGACGCTGCACGGTGAAGCTACCAATCAAAGCGCGAGTGGCAGCCACCTACTCGCCATGACTATACGCCTACCCTTAACACTGCCGGCAATAACTCCAACGGATTGGGAGCTAACACTACCTGGCTACCCGGTTATCGTCGCTAGTTTTCGGTCGGCTTCATTCCCTGAGATTCTTGGCTCGCTGCCTAGCGATTCAAGATGGAAGCTAACATTTGAAAACGTAAATGACGCGCAAGCATTGGCACTGCTGCTGCCATGGTATGCCAGCGGTTGCGGATTGTGGTCGCTAACACAACTGCCCGAAGAATTGGCGGGAGGCGTTAATAACGCAGACTTTAGAAAAAGGCTTACGGGAACAACGTGGACAATCGAAAGAGAGCCAACCAAGCAGTCAGTAAAGAAAGGCAGATTCAATGTCACCATTGACCTTATCTATGAATTAACGTTCGAGTCTGTCTATGGCCCGCGCAACTCGCCGCTGAATCTGGGCGCTAATCCGTTACTGCTGAACCTATCCAACATAATGTCAGTCGTAGCCGTGCCGGTTACGCTCGATCCGTTCCTGCCTGTGCTGCGAAGTGCTGGCCCGGTTGTCAACCTGGACTATGCAACTATCGACGGACTAACGGCAGTCGCGTTCCCAGTGTTCCTGGATAAAACGATCCGGCGCGATGCGGCAGTGGTGTTGATGCTCGATTTGCCGACGACAGATGCTACCGCTGTTGCGCTCCCGGTCGGCCTGGTGCCGCTGCTGCCGGCCCTGCGGAGCGCTGGCCCGGTGCTAGGTCTTGGCCTCGAGTCGGGCCTGACCGTGGCAGCTACGGGACTGACCCGGCCCTGATGCCGGCTATACTGCCAACAGACTCTTTCAGCTTGATATGGCCGTTACTAAGCAGGAATATCCTATGACCGCAGGCTTTACAAGCGCCAGCGTAGCGACAGCCTTGCGGTCTGCGCTTATAGACGCGGGGCTAATGACGGAATGGTTCGATAGCTTTACAATTAGCGGAGACAGAATATGTCGAGTGTTGCAGATAGTTCACGATCCCACGAAAACCTATGGCACATGCTTTTATTATTTCATTATTGAAAACGGAGGCATAGCGGTTGCGTTGGCCACAAACGGTTGGGATGCTACAACCCCCGCACCTATCAATATCCCAACCGGAACGCAATACCTGGACTGGCATACTTTGCCGGCAAGCTTGAGCGTTAACGTTCAACAGCTTAGTTGCACTACTCTGTTTAATTACTCTACAACTTCCAATCTCGTGCTGGACAGGTTTACGTCGGGCAGTGACACTAAGCAAAGCTGGTTCGTATTTAGGCAAACGTCTACCGTAACAAGATCTCGCCCATTTACTTTTCTGCACAAAGATATAGCGCTGCACAGTTGGATTGACTTAAGCAAGGGTTGCATTAGCGGCCTGACTCGCTTAACTGCTACCACATCAGATAGGGCCGGTTTAGTTAATTTTCAGATTGACGAAAACTTACGCAGATGCCTTAGCATCGGTTCGGCGCTACAGGGGTCTACTAGCGGGCTTAACTACCACGGACAGCAGTACAACGTTTACTCCTACTTTGGCGCAGGCTCCTCAGCGAGCGGCGCTAGCGTGAACTTCCCGAACTGGGGCGGAAGCAACAGAATAGCCGCGACACCACTTCCTGTTGGCAGAAATGCTGCCAACCCGGCATACACCAGTGACTATGTGCCGGTCTGCTCAAACATACCATGGAACCTTTGGACGCCAACAAGATTGGCTGATGATTTTGGGGTCTACATGCGTTATGATGCCAATGATATTGCACTTGGCGACCGCTTTGTAGTTCAAGCAGCAACAAATGAGTGGCAAGTGTTGGACTTTGCCAATAACGCAGTCTTAAATGATGGGGCATCAGCTTCTTTCTTGGCAAGAATTATTTAGTCATGGGCGTTATTGTCGGCTCTGATGGAGGTGTTCAAATCAACCTTGGCGGCGGACTAAAGTACGTTGCTAATATATTCTCTTGGAATGTGAATATGGGACGCGATATGCTGCGAACCACAACGCAAGCAGATGAGGCCGAAAGACGCACGGGCGGCCTGGCTGACTGGACCGGCGATTTTAGTATGCGCCTGCAATTCTCTGACGATGTAAGCGTTGCGCAAAGCTCCTGGCAGATGCTAAATTTTGCGCTAGCCGGCGTAGACGATGGCTTAAAGGCTGATCTTAGACTGATGCTGCAATCGTATCAGGTCTTGCCTGAAGACTGCGACATTTTTAGGACAACTATTCATGGTATAATAAGCCTTGTTGGTACGGTCGTAATTGGAGACGTAAGGCTCGATTGCACGGACCCTGGAGAGCCAATTATTTTGGTGCTGAGCTGGAGCGGTGACGGAGCACTCACGCCACAACGCAGTTAGTTTGACGACAGCTACCGCCAGGCGCTAGGCTGAGCCGGCATGGCCACGCTTCCCAGTGTTTGGAGTGGATAGACGAATCTCAGTCCTAGAGCAAAGCATGGTTCGCCTGGAAACGCTGGTCGGGCAGCTAGTGACTCGCATGGACAACGATCACAAGGCGGCGCTGGACACGCGCAAGGACGACCGAGCATCAATAAAAGAATTAGGAGAAAGAATGGAAAGAGCAGGGGAAAAAATGGAAGAATCGGTTTCAAACTTGGCCGGCGAGATGAAAAAATTAGCAGATCGCACAGCTACCAACGACAACAAAGCGGCCGGCGCTCTTGATGCCGGCAGGTGGATTGTTGCAACATTGTTAGGCGTTGGCACATTGGCAGTCGGAGCGCTTGGCTTACACGCTGCCTATCAAGCCGGTCAGCGAGGTGTTCACTATGAGCCAGAACTGCCGACACCGCGCTACAGCGAACGAAAATGACACTTGAAACTACCACGATCTCAGGACTGCCAAACGCAGCGACGCCACTAACAGGCGCTGAGCGAATTGTGATGGATCAGGCCGGCGCCACCGTAGACGCGACGACCCAGGACATCGCCAACCTGGCGTCGGCAGCGGCGGGGTTCACCTATACTCAAGCTATCCCAGCCGCCGTCCACACCATTAACCACGGGCTTGGCTATCGGCCTAGCGTCGAGCTGTTGAACGCTGGCGGCCAAGAGATAGGCGCCGAAGTTTTGCACCCTACCGTCAACCAAACTATTGTCACAGTAAACCCACCTATCGCGCTTTCGGCCCGTCTTCTCTAATCCCGGCCACTACTAACAAGCATCATGCCAATTCCACAAAACGCTAGTCTTGATTTTCTTAATGTCAACCGGCCACTAAACCTCCCTGACCCGGTAAACGCTGGTGACGCGGCAAACATGAGGTTTGTCCTCGCGCAGATCGAGGGCTTATGGCCGAAGGACAATGTTCGTACCAAAAGTTCTGCCAACGTAAACCTAGCATCCCCAGGTTCGTCCATAGGTGCAGTCACCCTTGATCGACCTGGCGTAGATCGCGTGCTGGCAGGGGATCAAACCAATCCCGCCGAAAATGGCATCTACGTTTGGAATGGACCGTCTACGGCGATGGTTCGTTCATTTGATGCTAACAGTATCGAAGAACTCAAGTCAGCAATCACCGTCGTTGACGAGGGTAGCGCTGCTGGTACTACGTGGAGGCAGACTACCGTTAGTGGCACTTTAGGCACTACCGCTATCCAGTGGATACCGTCTGGGACAACTGCCCCTCCCGCCTCCGAAAGTACGCCAGGCGTCTCCGCTGAAGCGACCCAGGCCGAAACTGACGCTCAGTTAATTACCGGCAAGTTTGTTAGCCCGGCCAAACTAGGAAACTGGTCAGGGCGAAAGCTAAAGGCTACCGCTGTTATTGGCGACGGAACTGCGCTTGTTTGGGTAGTAACGCACGGATTTAACAGTTACGATGTTGTGCCAGAAGTTTACAAAAACAGCGGAACCAGAGCCAGTATAGACTGTAACAAAGAAAGAACATCGGTAAATGCTGTTACCTTTACGTTTGAAGGCGTTGCGCCTGGCATCAATGAATTCAAGGCAGTGATACTAGGTTAACAGCATGGACTTTTGGGGGCCTTTCACTATCAGGGGTCAGCCTGGTACAACCGGGCAGAATCCAACACGCCAGGCCAATGGCTCCATAGCTTGGCAAGGGATGACCGAAGGCATCTGCCTTCAATGCTCCGAAATCGGCGAAACAGTTGCTGCTCGCCTAAACCATAAAGAAAAGGCCGTAGATCGTGCCTGCACGGTGGTTAGGGTTACGTGGGAGTTAGCCCCTACGTCTCCCTCTAGCAGTGGCAGCACCCAGGCGATGCTCTATGCCCGCCGCAGCGGCACTAAAACCTCTCTGCTCACGGGCAACGCTTCTCTGCCTGTAACCACTGGCATCTTTACTGATGTGAGTGGCACGCTCACGGGTAACCTGGCGCTTGCCGCTGGGGACACTCTAGGTGTCGATCTTAACCAGGTCGGCACTGGAGCGTCTGGCCTTATCCTCACTGCTTACGTTCGCTACTCCTGATCGCCATGGCAACCACCGTCCATCCCGCAACCGGCGTTGAGTATTACACCGATGGCCCCCTTGAAGGCCAAAGTGTTGCGCTATTTGTCAATGTCAATGCCAGCAATGGCCAAATTAACAACCCTGCCGGCGACTGGTGGCCAAGGCCCAATGGCGAGCCTCACGATTTTAACGAGGAATTTTACAGGATAGTGCCATTTGAAGCGGCGCCTTTTGATCCCGAATTGCGCGTTATTGACGAAACAGCCAGCGGTCGAGCGCTGAAACCTGCCACGCCAAAGCCCCCTGCTGGGCATCCTCAGGGCACCTACGAGGAAACTCAAGTCACCAAGCGCCGCAGCGTGGCTAGTCTAAGGGGGTTGGCTAAAGGGTACTGTGAAGGGTTTAACCGGGAAATATGGCAACGGCTGCCGCAGGATGTTTGGTCTGTCGAAAAACTAGCTTTTGCAAAAGATGAGATTGCGAAGGGCAATAGCCTGGATCAATTTGTAGAAGCAGTAGAAGAAGACGAATCTCTTAGGACGAAACTTAGGGCTGCATCTTTCCACAACGATGCCCGCCTCGCCCAGCTTTACGCAAAAATCGAAGAAGCTGGAGAAGACGGCAACATTGACGACTGGCCCTTTAGTAAAATGCAAGACGGCAACGAAGGCTACACCGGCTGGGTAAATGGAATTGAGGAATGATGGATTACGCCTTCCGCCGCCATGGATCACCCCTGCTGCCGGCAGGCCGGATCGGGAGGTGCAGCCAGTGATTACCGTGAACAGGCGAAAGCCCAGCCCCGGCGGCAGCCCTACTGATCCCCACTTTGCAAACGTCGTTTTACTACATCACGGGGCTACATTAACCCCTGAAAGCAGCAGCGCGGCGCGTACTATTACTGCCCTGGGATCAACCCCCCCGAGCATTAGTGCAACGGGAGGTTACAACGACGGCAGCTCAATACTTTTTCCAAATACAAGCGGCAGTAGGCTAACTGTGTCGCCTAGTTCAGGTATTGCTCCTGGCACTGATGATTTTACTGTTGAAGGCCTTGTCAATCTGGCAGGCTTTAATCAATATTCGGCCCTGCTTGAAATAGGCAACCATGGACTTACGACTGGTATAATATTCCTTGTTGGAACTGACCCTACCGCGAAAGCCTATTCTGGCGGATGGGTTGGCGGAGGAGGCTCCATGGGGGCAACGTTAAACCAACTGACTTACCTTGCCTGGGTGCGGCGCTCTGGAGTGTTATCCGTTTACCGAGACACTACTAGGTTATCGAGCGCACCATTTACCAACAACCTTACAAATTCAAACACAATTACTATTGGCGGTGATTCTTCAGGCGGTTCTGTCTATTTATTAAACGGCAAGGTTGATGAACTAAGGGTAACGCGATCAGTGGCCCGAGAATATCTTTCAGGTCCGACCATAACCCTGCCGCCCTTCCCGTTCCCTGATGCCTGATCGAACGCGATCTGCCACCTCCCGCGTTTGCGCTAGGCTGAGCACCAACCCCCTCGAAAACAACAATGGACCTCCCACGCTTTGCAGTCGTTCGCAAAAACGTCGAAAACGATTTTTGGGAACTAATGTCGATGGACGATCTGATGAAATACGAGCAGGCCAAGGAAGTCCTAGACCGTTGCCGCAGCAAGGGCTACACGGACTGCTACCTGGTGTCGGTCGCTTTTATTGCCGGGCCGAGCACTAACCTTGAAGCCTAAGTTACCGACTTAAGCCAATAGGCGGGACGGTGAAGCGATCATCCGCTATCCGATCTAATGCCCCTGGTAACAGCTATTGAAACAACAACCGCAACCCAAGGTAATCACAGTTGGATTAATTGGCTCAATTAGCGCTATAATAGTGTTGTTTGCCTTGCTGTTTTTGGGGCACAAATATAAAGACGACTGCCTTGCTGCCGGCAAGGATTTCGAGCAATGCTGGGAAAAAGGCTTAACAATAGCTGGGATGAATGCCGGGGGGCCAGTTAACGCAGCTGCTATTGTCGGCTACCTTATCGGCCAGGCGAATAAAGAAAAGGAAAAAGCGGAAAAATATCAACAAGGCTTTTGGACCTTGAACCCAGCGTTGGATCGCAATGAAAAGCCCCAGGAGGCGTCTCCTGGGGCTGTGGATCAGGCTTCGGAAGTCTGATCGAGCAGGGGTGTGCCCGCTTGTTCAGCAGGAGCTACCCGCTTGCCGCGTGGAATGACAGCCTCAACCACTCCCGTACTGGTCAATAGGATCTGACCGTCAGCGGGATACTCGACCACAAACACCTCGCCAGCGACTGCGCCCACTCGATTAACGGCGAGCTGACTGACCAACAACACCCCTTGGCCGGTAACGCGAGCGCGAGTCTCGCCGGCATGGGATCGACCGCCACCGGGACTGGATTCGCCTTCCTGAATAGTGCCTTGCGCCTTCAGGTACTCCTTGTTAAAGGCTGCGGCTTGGAACCGTTCTTGCTTGGTCTTGGTGATACTGACGTAGCCGGCGTTAAAGCCAATCGTTTCGTGGCTCCAGCCTTCGGCCTTCTTGGCGTTGTAGAAGTCCAGTAGCTCTTGGCCGACAAGGCGGGCGGGAAGCTCAGGGGCCTCTTCGGGAGCTTCGGGAGCAACTTCAACGCCTTGCGATTCGTGGTGAAATTGCCCATCGGGTTCGTAGCCTTCATCCTCGCCGGGATCTTTGTCACTATCGACAAGGGGCTCTTGGTCGTAATCAGTGTCAGCCAAAAGGTTTTCTTCGACAGCATCGGTAGGACCGACTTCAGTCTCAGCCTCAGGGGTTTTCTTGGTGCGGGTTGCCATTGGAAGGAAAGGGATGAATGTGTGACCTGTGAAAGCGTAGCACGCTATCGAGCGTGCATCAATGGGCCGAGCGCGTTAAGTGCGGCGCCAAACACCGGATGGCCGCCAGATGCCGCCTTTCTTTGGTGGTGCAGCGCAAGGCCACCGGCAAACTGAAGCCAGCCCTGATCAAGGTCAGGCCGATTCCAGGTTTTTTCGCTGACGCCATCGACGCTCAAGCCGAAATTGATCCCGCGCTCAACGCGCAGGCCGGCTACCGCTTCGACACCAAAAGCGTAAGAACCTTGTTGCATTTGCCAGCCACCTCGCACCTTGAAAGTGGACTCCTTAACCTTGCCGGCTTCGGCGTCAACTTTTGTAAGAAGTTCGCAGATGCTGGCAAGGATCTCATCGTCTGGAGCGTATTCACACAAACGCTTATAGCGCTCGGCAAAACGGTCCGGCTGATTAGTCTTCCAATCGCACACGCTCAGGATCCCATCAACTTCGGCAATGAGATCAGGAGTGAAGCCGTAGCAGCCGCCAGGGTGAATCATCGGCTCTTCGATGACATACACCTTGCCAATACGCGGCCTAACGTAGTCATACCAAAGAGAATGGATGATGGCAGCTTCCGTGTCTCTGTGAAAATCAGTGCTAATTTTCTCCTGCTCGAAAGAGCCAAGTGACAAGCCAACCATGCCATGCAGCCTTGTGCCAATGTCTGCGCGGATGTCTCGAACTCGATCCATGAAATACTCGGCGCCCATATCGGTAAGCCCCTTGCGCATCAAGGATTGCTTCCAATGCTCTTTTGGAAAATCCTTGCCGCCAGCAAGCTCGATGATATGCGAAGATGATGGTACTTCGATCTGCTCTTGTGGAGTGTGATAGAAATACTTGTGGTCTTCATCTCTAAAAAAAACTCCCGGTTGAGCCGGGAGTAGTTGCAGTTCAGGCATCAGGATCAGAAGCCGGGGGGAAGGTGCTGGGAAGGCATGAGGCCCGCAGCGGCCTGGCCATGGATCGCGCCAGGCATGGGCTGGACGGGCGCTGGAGGGGCAACAGGCGTAGGCGCTTGGCCTTGTGCCGGGGGCTGGGCGTAACCCTGTGGGGCCTGCTGCTGATAGGCCGGTTGCGGTTGCTGAGGCTGTGCCTGATCGACAAAGCCAGCAGGCATCGGCACGTGGGCTGGCCAACCCTGTGGAGCCGCCTGAGGCTGTGTTGGCTGTGGCGCTTGCGCGTAACCCTGGGGAGCCGCCTGTGGCTGTGCGTACTGAGGTTGCTGAGGCGCTTGTTGTTGGGGCGCTTGGGCATATCCCTGCGCAGCCTGTTGGCGTGCAAGGGCGCTATTTTGTGTCTCGGCCAAAGTCGAAACACTGCCGGACAGGCACGGCTTCTTGTCGCCGGGATTAACTGGTTGCAGGTAAAGCCCAACGTCGAGCTTAATGCACGGCTGGCCGTTGTAGTCCAACTCGTATTGGCCTGCGTTAAACGCAGCATTTGCTTCTTGTAGCAATTCCCAAGAAAGCTCAAACTTGCCTTTGTAGTCAGGCTGGTTTGCAGCGCTCTTGCGATCATTGACCCAAAAAGCGAGTCTGTTGCGGGAAGCCATCAGGAAGGTTGCGAAAGGACGGGAAGAGGTTGGACGGGATTAACCATGCCAGGCGGCATGGTTGAAATGACTGGCCAACCCTGGGGTGTAGTGGCGTAGTTGGTCGCCATCGGCGGCTGTGGTTGGTAGCCGGTCGTCAACGGCTGCGAAAAGACTGCCTGAGGGTGTTGCACTTGCTGACCCGGCGCCGGCCAAGAGGCGGGAGCAGGCAGGCCAGGTAGTTGCGCTGCGGCGGGAGGATTGTTGCCATAGACAACCCCGTTGCCATCGTCTTCGTCTTTTTCAGAACAAAGAGCTAACAACGCATAAAGATTGAAGCGAACACCGTACCTGACATGCCCAGCTACCTTGTGCATGGTAGTCAGATCGGTAACGGGAAAGTCTGAAAACAGCTCTTCGCTACCATCCTTGAAGCCGACAGTTGTACGTAAACGCCAAAACGGCTCTTCGTACACGAATTGCGAGTAAATCACAATTCCCTGGTCAAGCAGGGCCGGCTCAACTGCGCGAAGCAGTTTTGGTAGGCCGGTGTACTCTGATTTTAGATAAGTGTTTTTTTGATCCCAGCTAAGATCGCCAAAGTCTGCCTTGGCAGCGGCGATTGCTTCAAGCAGGGAGGGTCTAGGAGGCGCAATGAGCGGGATTGGTGCAATGGGTTGCGCCATTGGTGGCGGCGCTTGCGTTGGCGGTGCTACCGCTTGCGGTGGAGCTGTTGAGGTTCGTGTCATGAGGAAGCGTGTGAACTAAAAGAGTGTAGCATGAAGCAGGGCAAGTTAGCCAAGCTGCTCAAGGCCAGCCACATATAAGGCCAAAGAAATTTCAGATCCGGCTTGCGGTAGGTCAGGCGCTAACGGCTTCAAAGCGTAATTGCAAAGAAAGTCAACATCGCTAGGCCAATGATCGCCATTTTCGTCGCAGCGATCTTCGTCCAGCTCGCCTTCGGGATGCTTAACGTCAACCTGCGCAGCTTTGTGACTAACAGTAAACGCAAAAACGTCGCCTACGTCTTCCGACCATTCGCCTTCTTGCAAATGCTCTTGGATTACGTCCTTGGCTTCCAAGTCGCGCTCTTCAGTGGTTGCGTAAAACGTTAAGCCGTTGTAAGGGCAGGAAAGCCCAAAAATGTGATCCTTGTCTGGAGAGGTTTTCATGGAAAGAAAAAGTTTTTTCTGTTGGACTAAAAGAGTGTAGCATGAAGCGGAGCAAATTAGCCAGGCGGTAAAGGTTCAAGAGCAGCAGGCAGCCCTTCCGCAGCCTTGCGAAGAACAGTCAGTGGCGTAATTCGCATCGCAAGGCGCATGATCCAGCTTTTTTCAAGCGTAGATACAATGGCCAGAACCGCAGCAGTAGCGCCATCTTTCGTTCCTTGAATGTATGCTGCGTCAAGATTGGCGCGGCTAGACGGCACTTCCTCTTCCACGGTTGGCACAATGTAACTACCATTGCCGTGGACATGAGAGCAGCCAGCTAAAAACGCTTCTCGCAAGGCCCAGCCGTGCCAGGCAGGCACAGTATCAATGCCAGTAGATGAAATCGCATCAGCGTGTTGCACCACGCTATCGACATACCCGTAGGCAGCCTCGACCTCAGGAAAATTGTCACCGCCATAAGGGCGAGCAGAATGCTCTGGCGTTAGCACGTCGCTGGACTTGTTGCAATTCCATCGCCGCACACCGATGCCAGTACCAGAAGGCATACTGTCAATAATCTTGCGGAAGCGAAGCATGTAATCCACGTTTGGATTTTCAAGGTGCATAAACGCTAAGCGATGATAAATGAAATTTAGATGCTCTTTGTCAGTGGTCATGGCATGTTTTCTGTTGGACACCTAAGCATTGCACGCTGACCCCCTTTTGTTAAGCCCCTTAATCCGGGAACCTCCCAAGCGCTACAAAAGTTTGCGTTTTGCCTTTGACACGCCACTCGCCAAGCTCCATCGAAACCAGTTGATCCATTGCAGCCTTGACCTCGGACACCTTCATATCTTTACGATGCTTAATCGGAACACAGCTCGAAAAGAAGCGCGATGCAGTAACGCCATCGTTCGCTTTTGCAAAGTTATGTATCCTTCTGTTAATATCGAAAGCGCCATGGCGTTGCATCTGCGATTCTTGCTGCTCCACAATCGCATAACTTTGTAACAAATCAACCAAGATAACTGACCTAGCTAAGGTGTTTTTGGAAAGAAACAGCTCATCTACACCCTCTTCGCCGGCAGCAACGCGACATAGGTGCATGGCAAGCGCAACTTGCAGAACATAGCCGAGCCTTTTGCCTAGCACAGCTCTTTGAGATTCGAGCGCTACCATTTTTGACTTGTCGTAAGTGTCGCGTGATAACAGAACAAACAAATCAACCGCTTCCTTTTCAAGTCTTAAAACAAGCGGCGCTACCTCCATGCAGCGCAAATAAAAGTTCTCTAGGCATTGCTCAGCCATGTGTACTGCCATCAACTCTTCCGGCGAGCGAAAAAAGTTAGGCTCTACATAATCGTCAATCAATGGGACCATCAAACACCGAGCAAACAAGCCAGCGTCATCGCCTTCTTCGACCATCTTGCGAAATACGCCAGGCTGAACACCGCCAAGCAACGCATTCTGGACCTTGCCTTCGACCGGCTTTGCCCTGCGGCCAACACGAAGCGATGGATCAACAATGCCATCGAATAAGCACAAGAATGTTTCCTTGCCTTTGCCCTTGCCATGGGCTTTGTATTCATCAAAGTTGCCAAGAATGGACTTAATCTCTTCAGAATAAATGAAAGTCCCAAGACCAACGCTATGGTTGTCGCCTAAAATCCTGCCAAACTCTTCAGTCGAAAAGTTTGTAAGGCATGTCATAAATGGCCTGGGTTCTTCTGGGCGAACATTTTTAGCCATGCCACCATACCTAGCGTCGTAAGCGGCTTGAGCATTGTCGCTCAAGAATTTGTAATGATTGTGTATAGGTTTCAGGCGAGAATAGCAAAGGTGCTGCATTATTGGACTCTTGCCACTGCCGGAAGGGCCAGACAAAAGCAGCCAGATTACTGGTTGCTTAACAAACAAGCCATCACCTGCATCAACTCGATGGCCCGCCCTGAGCACGCCGGCAGCGGCGGTGAGCACAACAGATACAGCCGTCAGCGGATCGCAGGCGAGGTTGGCTGTTATCGTTTCAACAGCATTGCAAATCGACTCCGGCAAGTAGTCAGCCAGCCTAACGGCCTTGCGCTTATCTGCTATGCCTTGCCTTGCGGCAATGGCGGCACTAGCACCCAGGGCTTCACTTTCTACCTGCCGGTCATCTTCGAGCGAATCCCAAATCCTGCGCACGTCAAACGCCGAAGCATTATGAGCGCTAGCAATATCCGCTACACCGGTCTGAATGTCAGCGCTTGAGCTTGGGCTGGTTTCGTAAAACTCCTGCAGAGCTTTCTTGATTGCGCCATAACTAACGCGATTAAGGTCAGGTAGCTTTGCTCCTGATGCCCCCTTTATCGCAACTGCTATTAAAGAGCTGAGTTGTTCTGGTGGCATATCATCAACGCTTCCGCCGTCTGGCACTTCATAGATTGACTCAGCAGGTATAATCCGTAAGTCAATCTCAGCCAGCTTGGCAGCGGCCAGGTTCCTGGCGCCCATCTTTCTGCCGGCAACATCATTGTCAATGATCGAATAGACGGTCTTGATCCCAACCGCAGCAAGCCCAGCATACCTGGCTCTACAACTTGTTTCGTCTCGCTGGTGGCCAGGGTGTGTAATTGCAGCGATCCCGTTAGCGCGTAAAATCTCAACGCATTTTTCCCCTTCTACCTCTAGCGCTGACGTACTGCTACCTGGGTCCAGTGATCCATAAAAAGGCCAGGTTTCAGGTCCAGCGCCTGTATTCCAGCGCCTGTTAAACAAGAATTGTGGCTCAAATCTCTTCTTTTTATTGCCTTCATAATCATAGCGAATTGTACGCAAGTCTTCCCTGTATTGATACGTTGTCGTCAGGCAATGTCCTTCCTTGTCTACTGCCGGCACGGGGACTGTGGCTGGCTGTGGCTGGCAGGCTGGCAGCACATGGCCACTGGCGTTCTCCTGCTCGACGTGGATCACGAATATGGCCGCATCACGGCTGTCATCCCTGGACTCTCCAGTGTAGGCCCATTGGCGGTTGGCGGCGTCGGTCAGTACCTGGCCCTTCCTGAGCCGCTGTGAAGGCCCCAGGCTCTTGCCGCGATGGCAAACAACCATCCCACCATCTTGCCTGACGCGACAATCTCCGTCCTTTGTTCGACCGCAGATCGGGCAGGGGTTACGCTCGCTGGACTGGTTCCAACGCTCCATGCTAAAATTTCCTGGTTAGCGAGTTCCAAAGGGGTCGGAATTGCTTGGCGGCGTTCCGACCCCTTTTTTTTGCGCCGCCTTGGTACGGCATGGTTCAGATTATGGCACACTCCCGCGCCAAGGCGTAGGATGGACAAGCATCGTAACAGAGAAACCCCATGATTGGCCGCCTTGCTGATTGGACCGCCCTTGAACAAGCTGGCCAAATAATCCCGCCACCTGGCAGGATGGAAGCAGTAGCAGCTACAGTAGCGAGAACGGCAGCCAAAAAGGCAGCCGAATCCGCAGCCAAACTACCAAAAGGCAAATGAGCGATTCTATCGAGGCCATTGATCAAGAAGTCTGGATTATTCCAGGCGATCCAAGCAACATGGCACCGTTGCCGGCGATTTTCAGGCTTGGCCAAATTGCTCTTTACGACCGCAAGCGGCAAGTCTTTGGCAAGTTTTCTGGATACTCCGCTGGGGTAGCGCGTTATGCCACTTTTGAAGAGTGCCGCGCTGCTATACTTGCGGAACGTTCAGAGCTTCTTGAGGAACTGAACGCAACATGCCGCGAACTAGCGGCATCCATCGAGCACACACGCACCATCCCAACCGCCACTTTCCCAAATGTCCAGCGAGAAGTACGAGAAGAGCAACAAGGGCAAGAAAAAGCCCAAGCCGAAGAAAAAGTCCCCGATGCCGGCGAAAAAGTAAAACCCGCGCTTACTCAGCCGCCGTCGCGCAAGACTGGCGGCAAAGTCGATCCCAAAACCCCCATCGTTTAATCAATCATGCCCAAAGCACAGATTCGAGACGCGCACTTACCGTCTCCAGAAGTTTGCGACTGGTTGCTTTCCCTTGAGTGGGCGGAACAAAATGGCATCCACCTGGAGACGCCTGACTTTAAAGGCATCAGAGAGGACTCCTGTTATGCACGCACCGCAATCGGCGCCGATGAATGTATCGAGCTTCTACTGCCGGTAGAAGCTCTGGAGTGTCTTGAAAAAGATGCGCAAGCCAGAATAGCGCACGCTCATTTTGAGCTACCATACGGTTAAGGCCAGGCGCTAAGCACCCATTTTAGGGCGAGCGTCACAAGCTCGCCCTTTTTTGTGCTAAGATACCAAGGCCCACACAACAAGCTCAACCCATCATGGGACAACAGAACAAGCCCCGGCGCATCTATCTTGCGTCTTCGTGGCGTAACCCTACCCAGCCAGCAGTATTGGCCGCCTTGCGTAATGCCGGGCATGAAGTGTACGACTTTCGCAATCCCGCTCCAGGCCAAAAAGGCTTTGCATGGAGTGATTGCGAGACGGGCGGGGGAGCCAAAACGATCCCGTCCTACTTGGAAGCGATCCGCTCGACACGCGCAGCCGAAGGTTTTGCGCTTGACAAGGAAGCGTTAGACTGGTGCAATACTTGCGTACTAGCGTTGCCATGTGGCCGTAGCGCTCATCTTGAACTAGGCTACGCAACTGGCCAAGGCAAGGATACCTATGTGCTATTGCATGAGCACCAGTTCGAGCCTGAATTGATGTATCTGCTGAATACGGGTATTTGCGCCAACACGCAAGAACTTATCGACCTACTGAAGTAGCGCCATGCTATTATGGCGATGACCCTCGCTTCATCGCCAATGAAGTCCATCCTTTCACTTGACCTTGGCACCACAACCGGATGGGCATTGCGAAACCGCGATGGCTCGATTGTTTCAGGCAGTCAATCGTTTAAGCCGCAACGCTTTGAGGGTGGCGGAATGCGCAACCTTCGCTTTAATCGTTGGCTGTCAGAGATTGCAGTCGAAACCGTAGAAGAACCTCGCCCTCCTCTCGGTACTGAATTTATCGAAAAAACTTTAATTGACGTGATCGTGTTTGAGGAAGTTCGCAGTCACGCTGGCACCGACGCGGCTCAGATATATGGTGGCCTGATGGGTCAAGTTGAGGTACTGGGTGAAACAAAAAAGATTCCTTACGAAGGCGTGCCTGTTGGCACAATCAAGAAACATGCTACCGGCAAAGGCAACGCTAACAAGCTGATGATGATTACTGCCATGCAAGCGCTTGGCCATAATCCGGTTGATGATAACGAAGCAGATGCCTTGGCGCTTCTTCGTTGGGCAATCGAGAGGTATTGAGCAATGGGACTCAATGTTTCTCACGGCGCATTCTCCGGTAGTTACGTTGCATTTAACCATTTTCGTTCATTTATTTGCGAGTCTGCCGGCGGCAGTTGGCAGGATCACTCCGATAAATCTCTTGACCCAGACCTGTGGTATGTTGATAGTGCTTTTAGTAAAGCTACCCATCCTGGGCTCTGGGAATTATTGCTACATGAAGACGATACGGGCAAAATTAGCCCGTCAGCGTGCGCCTTGGTGGCAAGAGACTTGGAAGAACTCTTGCCTGTTATGTTAGGCATGGATTCACTTGGTTTTGGCTGCATTGCGCGTAATGGCGGCTATGTCGCAACAGTTAAAAAATTCATTGCTGGCTGCTGGTCCGCTGCTGCAGTGGGCGAGTCGCTGATCTTCTCCTGACCCATTCTTTATACTTTCTCTTTTCCGCTCAATTCTGGCCGCAGCCATGACCAATTCACGTTTGACGTTTGGTGAAATGACGACCCTGGGCGAGTTGGCGATTTGGCCGCCGGGCTGTGACCCTGCTGACCATCTGACCCTGAAGATGGCGCTCGCGCTTGGCCAGCCACCGCATGGGACCGACCAGCTACCGCCACCATTCGCCACCCTGCCGGTGTTGTTCGACGGGCAGGAAATCGGCCAAATGTTAAGAATCCAATACGTTCCTGCCTACGGCCTGCAAGAACTGACATACGAGTTTCGCTCGACAAGCGGTAGAACGCGAATTGTTTGCAATGATCGAGACGGAGTGTTGGAACGGCTTGAACAGGTGCTACAATTAACGAGTTGACCTTCAACCCAACACGCCATGCAAGCTCCAGCACCCAACGCAGCGCCAGCCAAGCTCACTCCAGAACAGGTCCAGCAAGAAATCAGCAGGCTCGCCGCTAGGCTGATGTGCTTGCAGAACACAGGAAAGCAGATCGAAGAAGATGTCAAAAAAATCAAGGCAAAATGCGAAAGGCTGTACTCCGAGAATGCTATCCCTGCGAAAAACGACTTAGAGCTACTGTTTGACGATCAAAGCGTGCAAAAAGTACGCCTTAGCCGTCAAGAAACTGGCACTTATTTTAAGCCAAATGAAGAATGCAAAGACGAATTTAACAACTTAAAGCGTCAGATAGAGGGACTGTTCCTTGATGCCGGCAAGGCAGAAATGGCCGAGAAGGCATGTACCTGGAAAGCGCAGGTAGTAAAGTAGTCAATGTTTGACCTTAGGGGATACCAGAATCCGTTAGTGCGCGAAACTATCACGCACATGAACGAAGGCGGGGCGCCTTGTTTGGTATCCCCCACCGGTAGCGGCAAAACAGTAATGATGGCCGAAATTGCACGGCTTTACCGTGAATGGGGCTATCAGGTTGTGCTGGCTGCGCATCGCAATGAGATAATTAAACAGCTTGCTAAGTCATGCCGCAGTCACTGTAACGAGTCGGTCGGCTTCTACACTGCTAAGCGTGCAACAGAAGACAAAGGCATCATGGTAACGATGATGCCAACACTTGCCAGAAGACGTGATGCAATCTCTACCTTTCGTGGTAGGGTGCTCTTATTGGACGAAGCGCATCATATTCAAGCAAAGACATATCAAGAGATCATTCGTGAAATGCAACCAGTATTCTTTGCCGGTGCAAGTGCTACGCCGATTACTCCCACTGGTGCTGGTCTTGGCAAGTTTGGCATCACCAAGCTAATCCTTGGCCCACAACCCAAGCAGCTAATGGACGAAAATTCATTGTGCAGATACAAGATGTTTGGTGGTGATACTGCTGTAGTCGATACAGAGGGTGTCACCATAAGAGGCGGAGATTTTAAGAAAGAAGAGATTGAAGAGCGCATCGTTAATGTGCAAGGCGATTTCCTGCGCGATCTGTTGCACTTCAATCCAGACTTACAGCCCACAATCACAGTTACTATCAGCGTCGAGCACGCGCACATGATAGCAGCCGAGTACATGGCGCAAGGCATTAGCGCTGAGGTCATTATCGGCACTACTTCAGAGCGCGACAGAGACTATGCTTTTGAGCGCTTTACTGCCGGCAAGTTACAGGTAATTGTATCAGTTGCGTTAATTGATGAAGGCTTGGACTTGCCGGCAGCAACGTGCCTGCAACTAATCAGGCCAACACGCTCCCTGCGCTTATGGAAACAGTTGATCGGCAGGGTATTGCGCACTGATCCATCCAATCCAGATAAGATAGCGCTGATTATTGACCATGGCAACTGCTGGGAGCGTCTACCATTGCCTCACGAACCTATCGACTGGACACTAGAAGGCAAAGTCAAGTTTAAGAAGGCCAAGTTTCACCTTAACGAAAACAAGGAAGTGGTTGAAAAACCAGAAAAACAAGAGCGAGTTACACTGGCTAAAGGTGACAGAAGAGAGCTAAAAGAGTTGTCCATTGAAGAGATATACGCAGAAAGAATCAAAAAGCGTGTTAAAGGTGCCAATCGTAATTTGCACCTTGTCGAGCGCAAAGGTTGGAGTCCAGTCATCCTTAACGCATTCGCCAGCTCCCCAGAGGGGCTTAGCAACGATCAGCGCCGCCGCATCGAGCGTGCCATGGGCTTGCCTTATGGCCACTGCGGCGAAGCGGAGCTATGTTACTAAATGTTAAGAGATCAACACGCCACCTAGCAGGGGGCAGCTAACACGCTATGCTTACATTGTTCAACCAACAACGAACCGCCCCATGACGCTTGAGACTCTTCAGAGCCTGGCCAACGTGGTTATTGGTCTTCAGCTTCTTTTGATTGTAATTGTTTCGCTAGGCTTGGCTACAGGTGTGGCTAAGTTCAAATTCGATTTCAACTTTGACCATAAAATCTACTCCGACAAAGACTAAATCATTTTTCGCACCAACCACCCTTTCGCCAATCGCCCCATGACCGAAGTTCTTGTGGATTTAACCTTTCTGATAGGGTTTCTTTGCCTGTCAGCTTGTGTTATCGTTTTTGTCGAGAGTACACTTAACCGACAATGACACGCTTTCTCGTCGTTATTTTTACTATCTTGATGGCGGCGAGCTTGCTTGGCAGGAGCAACCTGCCGCAACGCTTCACTGAACACTTATCCAATTCTTGTTTTTGCCAAAAATGACAACCTTCGATCCTGACAGCATTACGCCATCTGATGACTTCATGCGGGGGCTAATTAGCGAAACAAATTACAGAGACGCTTGTATATTAAGCGCTCGCTGGGGCGCCGAGCAAGCCGTCTATGCGCTTAAGCACCAATGGCCAGAGCCTTTAATGAGGCCCGTAACCAAGGAAGATGGAGACAAAAACGGATTCGTTCAAGTCTGGTTCCAGGAAAATGGCAGTTGCTATTACAACTTGTGCCACTGGCAAGATGTTAGGGGTCGCCTCTGGCTCCACACTGCTAGCTGGGAACCCAAGCCCGAACCAACGCCCAAAGTGAAAGCGCTAAATATCTTGCAAAACAGGCTAAATGCAACTCGCCCAGAAGGTTGTGCATATTTTGGTGTCAATGACGCCGAGGAACTACTTAGCGCATTACTTGCTCTTCCTGACGAAGTGTCACGAGTGCCACACATCCACGATGGAAACATCGAATATACCTGGAAAGAATAATGCAGCGCTTCAATCTCTGGCTAACTGATCCAACAGAATCAAAGATCCTTTGTTACGGGGATCAATCCGATATGGATGAGCTTGCTGCGTTTAGCGCCGCAATCGGCCTTAATGTCGAAGTTCGGCCTGACAGACGCTTGACTGACTCACCGCAGGAAGACCCATGAACAGGCTAAGTTTTGACAATTTTCTGAAATCGTTTTCCAGGCTACGAGATAAGAATCGAGCAGCCCGAAAACAGCGATGGTTTTTCTATGCAGCCACACTCTGGGAAGAAAGCCAAGGTCAAACGTACATGAACGGAACAATCTCTTTTGACTTTGACAGCTTTGACCCGCTAACCTGCATAGATTTACTCACGGGATACATCGCCAAGCGGTCTGGCTGCCGAGTCAACCATATTCATGTCACCGCACTTACGCCACTGGAGATCCCGCCCCCATGAACAAGCGCAGCATGGTAGCAGCCGTGTTACTATTGCTTAGCGGTTCTACCGCCGTCCTGCATGTTTCCGTTCTTCTTTTTTTCACCGCAATTCTCTTTCTCTTACCATGGAAAAAACTTTTGACTTTGACAGCATTCCAGACGAGGCAACGCTAGAGGTAGAACTTAAAGATGTGCAGTTTCCTGTTAGCGCTGAGATCCGGCAAGGGGAAAGACGGCCGGTTCGCACTGCTAACGGAACCTACTGGCCTGTCCATGCAATACTGGACGCCAATAGCCTCTACGAACTTAACGCCTTGCTCGAAAATGGCAAGGCAGATGGTTGGCTGAAAGATCAAGCAATGGTAATGATCTGCGAAGAATGGGCAGAGGAGGATTTAGGTCCAGAGCCTAGCCTGAGCGCAGCAGAGCGTAATCCATCCATGGTAGGCAAGTAAATGGAAGTTTCTACTGAGCGCTCTATCGAGAGTTTCGATTTCACGGTTACGTTTGCAATCGGCGAATATAGATGGAAAGAGTTTCTTTATGACAGATATGGTTCCGCTACCTACAGTCACCCTTCTGTTGACCATAACCTGCGCAGCGATGATCTAGTCGGGTTGATGCTACTGCTTCTACGAGAGTTCTACCTTTGGGAGTCAACCGTGCATTCGAGGGTGCAAAAAGTCAACGTCGAAACAGTAGAACCTACCACGCCAATCCTTCCCCCTACCATCAAAAAC